CTAACCCAGTAGCTCCAGTTTGGCCAATATCACCAGTTGCCCCGGTAATTCCGGTGGCTCCGTCGAGTCCATTTGAACCAGCTATTCCAGTTGCACCTTGAAGTCCGGTGGCGCCGGTGGCACCACCCGTTCCGGTTGCACCAGTAGAACCATTTAGTCCGGTAGCACCACTGAATCCAGTTGCCCCCTCAAATCCTGTTGCTCCAGTTGCCCCCTCGAATCCTGTTGCCCCACTAAATCCTGTTGCCCCTTCAAACCCTGTTGCTCCAGTGAGTCCAGTTGCACCTGTTGATCCTGTGGGACCTTGTGGTCCACGCGGTCCTTGTGGGCCCTGTGGTCCAGTTGCACCTGCGCCTGGATCTACCCAGTAACGAGAACCATCAGCACCCGATGCTAAAATTTGCCCGCTGGCTCCAGGAACACCTAAGTTGGGTTCTGCATCCTGCGGTGCCAGCCAGTCTGTGCGATCTGGTTCAGCATCAGCGGGTGGAGTTGTTTGGACTCGGTTTGATAACAGTTTAGCCATTATGGCACCACCGGTGTAAAGACACCTATGTTCTGGCTGGCAGGTGATTCATCTGCTGCAACCCATACATCAATCACATCAACAGCACTGGCACGAACTCGCAATCTGTCGCCATCAGCAGGTTCCTCAGTGGCAGTTTTGAGCAAGCTACGACCCTGCAAGGGAATATATGCAGTGTCTCTTGCAGGAATAACAGCTCGTCCAACAGCAACAGTCGTGCCATCCTGTGTAAGAAGAATTACTTCTACCCATTGTTCTGCATCACTTTTGTTAACTGCCGACAGCGGAGTAAGGAAAAATATTTCTCCTGGTATTATTGCTCTGCTGGGAAAGTCAGGATCTCTTTCGGAATAAACTTCAGAAGGATCTGGCACCGAATAATCCGGAGCATTTGCAAGAGGAATAGTTGCATAGGAAGTTGTTACATTTGGATAAATGAGATTCAACGGTTTTCCAGTAGACGGTGTACGACAATATATTCTAGGCATTATTAAAAGCTCCTTGCAATAGCTGCTTTAGTGGCAATACGGTTAACTGCTTGTTCAAACGGTGGTCCAGACAATTCGCCTGTGTCGGCACTGATCTTCATGCCGCCGACAAATATAGCGTTGCCTTGATCATCCTGCCCGCTGGCAATAACTACGCCATCATCAAGTTCCACAATACTTTCTTCAATGAGGCCTTCGTTTCTGACAGGCGGAATTTTGGTCAATGCCACACCAGACAAAACACCAGTCCAGGTGTGTCCAATTGCAGTGATAGTGGATGGTTGAGTTTGAAAAACTGTGTTGGTTAATGTTTCTTCCAAGGCAGTGACCAGCGCCGTGATAATCAAATCAGACTGTGTGCCGACACCTGCCAGTGCTGTCATTTGATCGCGCATGTTGTCGAAAGAAAATATAAAAGCATCTTCTTTATCGGGAGAATATACTTTGTTGCCTTCGACATTGAAAAGACCTTCAGCAAAATTCAACATGGGCAGCTCATCAGCTGACTCCAGAACCCATCTTATACACTGCAAAAAATTAGCAGCATCTAGACGTGTGTAAGCTTCGTCCTCGGCATCCCATCCAAAGGTATAGACCTGGCCCGTGGCCGGATCAACTGTGGTGCTTAATGCCGTCCACATGTTGTTGATTATTGTGGTTTGTGCTGCTTCAATTGCTGCTTCGGCTGTGAGATCTATCACTAAAGTTACACCTGTTGTTTCTGTTGGGTCAACAATTGGTCGTGATCCTTCTGCCCACATGGTGTAATCACCAAACTGTGTGCTACAAGCAGAAAGAACAATTTGTCCGCCGTCTAAGGCAAGAAAATGCTTGTGAGCCCATAAACTGACTGCGTTAACTGCGTTGATCAGCCCACCTTTTTTGGCGCAATATCCTATGCCGTTTTGCGACACTGGGGTTGCACCCCATGTCATTATGTTGGGGAAAACACTGTATTGTGAACACACGTTACCGTCTGCTAGTGCAACACCGGCTCCTATACCAACCAGGGGGTTGGGTTCTGGCTCTGCATCTCTGTCCAGCGGCGGAGGAACAGTTGTCCAGTAGGGATTTGTTCTAACAGCAATTTTATGAGCATATGGTACACGATTAATTATAGCACCTGGTCTGAATGATATAGCAAATCCCTCTGATGGATCGGTTAAACTGTCTAATCTCCAGTTTTCAAACAAAAAACCTTCAACAAAACAACCCGATCCTATTCGAAACACATTTCGTTCTTCGTATCCTGCTGCAGGACGAATAGCAACACTTCTATGCGCACATCTAATAACTGTGTTGTCTGGGAAATCTATATGCCCTTCTGTAACATATACTCCGGCACCCACTTCGATCAAAGTGATTGTGGCACCAGCTACTCGTCTTTCTTCGGCAACTTCGACTGCTCGTTCAATAGTGGCAAACGATTCTGCCCAGCTTGTGCCCAGGTTGTCGTTGTTTCCGGTTGTTTGTACAAACAGTGTGTTGGTGATGGGAGTGGCTGCTGTTAAGTCAACAACTTCTTCGGATGCGCCTTGTTGTTGTATAGCGTACAGTCTAGCGTCATAGGTGTTGATTGCTACTTCGCCTAACTGGAGATCAGCAAGTTCAGGAACAGCGTTACCTACAGCACTTTGTTTAAGTAAAATCGTATTTGCCATATCTTGCCTTTTCTCTAGTAGGTTCCGCCGTCAATGACAGATTCCACATCTAACACTGCTAAATTGTTAGCATACATTGCATCAGCATAGATATTTCCTGCCACTCCGGCGCCACCATCGATAATCAATGCACCAGTAATGTTGCTGGTAGATACAGTTCCCACTGTAATATTGGCTCCTGTTGTAGAAAACACCACTGTATTACCCAGTCCGTTGACTCCTACTAGAACATTTCCGTTGAGTTGAGGAATAGAAACGTTTGAAGTTCCGTTTTGTAATATTGTGGCTGCACCAACATTGGCAGTGACGTTGCTTAAAAATTGCCCGTCGCCGAGGTAGTAGGTGGCAGTGATAACGTCAGCTGTGATATTACCAGCTGTGATATTGCCAGTTACGTTGCCGGTAATTTCAACATCAGAATCCAGAATGATTTTATCGCCGGGATCCAGCGTTGATATTGTATAATTGCCTTTGATTCTCTTATAGGTTGCCATCTATTGCCCTCGTTCCTTATTTAGCAATAAAAACACGGTGCACGAAAGCGTCAGCTGATTGCCTTGGTTGACTGTTTCAAATATGCAGTTGGGCATGAGTTATAAATCCTTTGGAGTATTTATGCGGTCAACAAAGTCTGCAATTGTGACACTGCTGAGGTTGTTGATTTTGGAAAATTCTGCAATAGATGCAGTTGTGTCGCCATGTACCCGTATAAATTGCCGATTTGGATAGTCAGTTGTGACTGTTATCAACTGACGGATCCAGTTTCCTGTGTAAGTTGGCAGAGCTGTGGTGGGTTTATAAAATTCTGTGCCGGCATACACATTGTTGAAATTTCCAGTGGAGTTGGGGCCTAAATCAAACCCCAGCAGATAAATTATGGTGTTGCCATCCTCGGCTGCAATGCCAGCAGCAATGGGACCACTACTGAATCCTCGATACTTTTGCGGAACAGGTTGTGCTCCGGTGCCATTTTCTGGACGACGAGTATAAAATCTATTTCTAGATGGGTAGCCTGCTGCTTGAATAGCCGCACTGATGGGCCGATCTGTGCTGACCAAAACAGTGGGCGTGTGTGTTCGATACAGAGCATTACACCCGTATACAGGTCCAACACGCAACAACTGATCTACGTCAATGTGACTACGGCTTACACCGTTCCCTAATACAAAAGCAGCCATAAAAAAATCCCCTCAGTATGTAGCTGAGGGGTTCCTAGGTAATATAAAAATTACGAAGTGTAGTTTTCTACAATTACCAGGCTCAACAGGTTCTGCTGTGTAGCAGTATTGTCTTGTCCTGTAGTACCGGACTTGATTTCTGTGCCTTCGTCTGTGAAGAAGTTGGCTGCATAACGAATGTTCTGCTGTACCAGGTTCTGCGCAAAGCCACCAGCGGCTGCACCACCAACTTCACCGCCGGTAAAGTCATATGCATACTTGTTTGTGAGTTTGCTGATCAGAACTTCGGAACTGTCTGCGTCTAAGGCAAAGCTGATGTTCATGTTGCCTTCTGTTATTACGCCTTGTGCTTCGTTGGCCAAAACGCAAACGCCTTGTGCACCTGAACTGGCACCTTCAACCAGATACTTTCTTGTGCCTTTTTGGCGAACGATCCAACCATCTTCTTCACTTTGTCCTGTGATGAAAACTCTGCACTTGACAACAGGATATGCTGCAGTAGCAACACCACCGCCGTTGCCTTCACCACCAACCACACCAAGATACTGGTCTGTGTTGAATGTAGCAGGATATACTGGATTAGTCAGCTGATCCCAAGCATTGAAACCAATGTCTTTGGTTGTACTCTTTTTAATTTTTAGTGGGCGACCCATTTTTTCTTTTCCTTTAAAAGTTAGGCGTTCTAGGCCTTACGCGGTGGGGTACCGCATAAAACGCAACCATTTGCGTTGTATGATTTATTTAGTTGCAATCTTGTTATTATATACCAGCAGTTTAAGCTGCTGTTTGCCAACTCTTGGAATAGTTATAAATCCAAACTGGTCTTGTAATGGTATTGCTTTGGAACTCACGATTGCTGTTGTCGCTGGTGGCAGATTCTGTGGCTCTACATTCAAACACACGACTGCTAAATGTATTTTGCGCACCGCCTGACACTGCTGACCCTTGTATCACGTACTGTGCTACAGGACTGTTGTAGCTTAACAAGTAAGGGTTCATTTCTCGACCGCCCAGATCTGTTTCAGTTGTTCCCACCCAGCTGACACCAAAACTATTGTAGCTGTTGCTGTTGGGCTGTCGAATCACTGACCAAGATCCGGCCACGGTAATTCTACAAGCAGCTGACGGATATGTTTGACCAGTGTCGGGATCAGTGTAAGCAGTGAGTTGATTTCCAATCACTGCTATTGTCCAATTTATTGCTCGTAAGTGCAAGAGACCACCAGATAAAGGATTGGGATGACCTAAGCTGAGTCCAAAAGTAGCACCGTCGTTGTAACCGGCTTGACTGTATCGCCAGAGGCCAGCGTCGACAACTGTTAATCCAGTGTTGGCTGTGAGTTCTGCTGAACCAGAGTAGGGTGTGACGAATGTGGGCATGCTTTATTTATAGAGAACAAAAAGCCCCTTGCGGGGCCGTTTTCTTACAGTGCAAAACGTCGAATATCTGCACGAAGCTGTTCTATAGGGTCAATTGACTCGGCAACACTTTCGTCGTAGCTGGGTTTCTTGATTTGGCTAGCCAGAACCTTCATTGTTCCTGGTTGTGCGTCAACACGAATACCATACGCATCACCATCTTGTGCAACAACAGTGGCAAATTTACCAGCATACATCACACGATCTCCGGGCTTGAATGTTGGCGCTGCTGCTTCTTCTGCTACATCTTGCTCCATGTTGCCCAACATTTGTTCCACATGACGAACCCAACCTGATACATCGCTGGATCCAATTTCTTCCACATTGCCCACAAAGTCAGCAACTTCATCGACAGCTTGCCCAACCTTTTCTGGACCGTACTTGCTCAACAAGTCTGAACGTTGCATCATAATTCTGCGTGTGATGGCATTGACCACTGGATTGTTTTCTGATCCTTCCGCCACACCTGACTCTGCTAAATCACCATCATCATAATATTGTAGCGCATCCGATACACGATTAATAAGTTCTCTCTCAAGTTTTTGCATGAGAGCGTCCGATGCTTTGATTTTTAACTTTTTAAGAGCGTCCGAAATGTCGTCATCTATATCCCAATGAACATTATTAGATAAAAGTATTCTCTCTACTGCGCTATACACTTGTTCAAACTTAGAGTCAGCAGATGGTTTTGCAACATCAGCAGCATTTTTAGTAATATTGTTCATCATGCCACTGTATGCTGCATCGGCACGTTGATCAGCTGCGGCACCCTTGTATCTAGCACCTTTGACTATGTTTCCCATCATTGAATCAAATGATGTGTCACCAGTTGCTTCCGCCATACCTGACTTCTTTTGCGACCAGGTTATAGAACTGACTACTTTGCCATCTTTATCATAAGCAATAGTCTTATTATCAGTATCAGTAAACTTTACTGCACCGTGTTTTTTTGCTTTCTGTTTCCATGCATTCCAATCCATCTTGCCATCATCTTGAAATGTCCCTTCCACCATGCCTTCCCCTAATCCGCCTACACCATCGTTTGACTTTTCGGTCTTATGTTTTTTTACTAGCATGCCGTGGTCAGTCAGTTCATAACCTCTAGGAATTCTATTTGGGTCATTCTTAGCGTTTTGTTTTATTTGTTTTAATAGTTTTTGATACTCTGGCTTTTCGCCTTCAGCCACACCATCTTCCTTCATCTTGTCCAGCTTGTCTTGTGGAATTCCTTTTCTTCTGAGATAATAGTCTCTGACTTTTTTATCATTCTCAGGGTTATATTTGGCCACCACGCTGTCTGGAGTCAGCGGTGGGGGATGTCCGTGTGCCTTGATGTATGCTTTACGGGCTGCTTTCTCTTCTGGGCTGCTCATGTCCAGACGCCCACCTTCCGCCACACCTTGTTTAATGGCTGCCTTTAATTCTGCTAAGGCTTCTTCAGCTGTGTCGTATCCCACAGCATCGTAGCTGCCGTCGTACAGTTTGACATAGTACTGACCATTGCCGGGACTGGCTTCTGCATCCGTACCAATCTCGCCAATGGGTTTACCCGCACGTTTGACTATTTTCACAGTCTTATCACCCCGATGTCGCATGACATCTGGACGAGCTTCCGCCACACCCGGTTCTGCGCTTTCAGTTAGCTGTTGTCTTATTCGGTTGGCTTGTGCAGCCGGCGTGGCTGATTGGGCTGCTGTGCTGAATCGGTTCATTAGGTCACGCAGGTCAGCTGCGTTATGGTCGGGCACTAGCACAGGTTTGATAGTCATTGGAAAGATCCTTGATCGGTTTGTTTATTTATCACTGATACTGCTTGTTTACAGAGCCCAGGGATCAAGTATAACTGGTGTGCCATCTCGACGCATCATTATGTTGTCACCGTGAAGATCGTAGGCCCAGTTTTTTTGATCCCCGATATTGGCAATATCTATCATGGTCTGATAGAACAATCTGAGATCTTTGTTGTCTATTTTGTCTTTTATTTGTTTCCATGCTGCTCTGGTGTCAGCATAATGATTATTGGTGTACTTTTGATCCATGGTGTCAAACGGAACTTTGCGCCGGGCCTGCATGGCCATGGATTCTATCGTTCTTTTTTGATCTTTTTCCAAGTCATATAATCTTTCTTGACGAATCTGTAGATACACAGCACTGCCCCAATGAAAGCTCTCAATCCCTGAAAACTTTGGTAGAAATTTATTACCAGAATTTGCGGCGCAATACTTGGCCCAGTAAATTGCCATCTTTTGATGTTCATTAAAATTGGTCTGTTGCTGGCCAGCTTTTTTTGTAACATCTGCTCCGTCGCCAGTTCCAAATATTTTGAGAATTTGTCCTGTGCCGGGTTCTACAAATGCAACTGCATCATCCCCACGACCTTTTGGTTTGTAACCTTTTTTCTTGAGAGCAGCAATGATATCTGGATCTATGTGACTTTCCTCGTTGACAATTTGATTGATTTTCATTGTGGGGTATTTATTTTAACTCAGGTGTAGTAAACAATCTCACCTGTTGTGGGATTGTATGCCATTTGAAAAAATCCTGCAGGTAATCCACTGGATCCGCCGTTGCGCACAGGTTTCACAGTGAATGTGTTGGCTGTGGTTTGATTTAGGGCAGCACCTGTGGCATTCATAATGATTGAATTGTTGCCCTGCGCAGTTTGCCCGGCGTATGCACCAATGGCCACTGCGTTGATACCTTGTGTGACCTGTCCAGCATATAATCCATGAGCAATGGCCTGTGTGCCTTGACCATTTTCGCCTGCACCGTGCCCAATGGCCACTGCGTCATCATTTTGCAAGGCAACGCCGCCACCAGCATTTTGTCCAATGGCCACTGCTGTTGATCCCTGAGCAGCACCGGCATTTTGTCCAATGGCAACACTTTGATTGCCTTGATTGGTCTCGCCAGCACCGTCGCCAATGGCCACAGAACTGATGCCTTGACCAGTATAACCAGCATTGTTGCCAATGGCCACAGAACTGACACCTTGTGTTTCGTTGCCGGCATATTGACCCATGGCCACAGAATTGGCACCTTGGCTGCTTTGGCCGCTGCTGAGTCCAATGGCCACTGATCGAGCACCTTGCAAAGTCATTGCAGTAAAAGCACCAATGGCCACTCCGTACTGGCCTTGAGCATCAAATCCAGTTGAGATACCAATGGCCACAGCACCTGAGCCTTGAGTGGTGTTGCCACCAGAATTTTGACCAATTGCAACGGCTGCTGACTGTTGGCCACCTTGTCCAGCAGTTGATCCAATGGCTACTGCTCCCGAGTCCTGGCCATCAAATCCAGCATTTTGCCCCAGGGCTATGATAGTGGGACCTGCAGCACCTGTTTTGTCGTCCAGCAAGGCCCAGGTTGTTGCGCCGCCGGGTGTGGCCACTGCTGTGAGTTCACCTGCTGCATTGCCTATGTACAACACAGTGGTGGTCTGATCCACCACCAGTTCGCCAGGTCTGGCGTTGCCGTCGTAGTTGGCCAAGGTGATCTGGGCATTGTCTTTCATTGCGGCACGACTAATGCCGGTTATGTTGCTGTAGGGTGGGGGTGAATTGGCCATACTGTATTTATGTACGGTGGCGGCAAAGGTCTCCGTGGAATCTGGGATAGGTGTTTACAGCTATCTGTTGATCGCAATGTGGGCACAGTTTTTTAAGTCTAACTTTTCCCAAGTTTGCAGCACTGCGCCTTGCTTTTTCTTCATCTGTTTGCTTGCGTCCTCGAATCTTGTCGCCAATTTTTTTCTTAGTTTCTTCCTTTAACGATCCATCAAAATCTGGCTGTTTACTTTTATGATTCTTTGACATATTATCAAGCCATTCATCTGAAAATGTTTTTCTCTTACGGCCAGTCTGAGCAGCTATTTGTTTTGCTATTTGTTCTTCTGTTAACTTTTTCCCTGTATTCTTTTGGCTAATTAGTGCTCGAGCTTTTTCACTTTGTGTTTTCCCCCACATAGGATTGTTTTCACCTGTTACTCTTTGACTTTGCAACATGCTATATTCTTCTTTGAGAGTGGCATATACTCTTGATGTTATTTTAGTATTGTATCGTTTTTGATTTTGATTCTCGGCTCTCATCATCCATAATGCTTTAAGTAGCTGATGACGGTGCTTACCTTGATGTATTTTTGTCAGCAACCAATGACATATAAAATGTTCTCGTAATGTGATATTGGTTAGATTACTAGCATCGTCACTGCCACCTAAGCATTTAGGTATAATGTGGTGCGATTCTGTACGTTGATCTGTGACACGGGTTTGACCGCGAACAGTGATTTGATTATACCATTTTTCGTATTTGTTCATATTGTTATTTAGTATAAGTGAGTTCTATATATTTGTCAACCAACAAAAAACCCACCGAAGTGGGTTTCTTGCTTTTTGAATAACAACTAAATGGATTAGCTGAAGCTCAAATTCGAAACGGCTATCTCGCCGACATAATCTCCAGCATTGCCGAAGCTTGATGCTGTGTTTGTCAATTCGATATATCCGTATCTCGTCATAAAGCTTACGACTGGTTCGAATGTTGACGGATCCAGAACAACACCGCTGCTCATTAGGGGGATATATGGGCAATAGAACGCTGCTGCATCAGCTTCGCTCGAACCCTTATAACCAACTAACACAGGTGTGCTATCACTAGCGTAGCTGTCAACGAACACACGCATTGCGCCGTTCAATGTACCAACAAACTTGGTGTTTGTAGGTGCTTCGAATGTACCTTCTGTGGTACGTGCAAATGCTGATGTTGTTGCTGACTGAAGAACAGTCAAGCTAGCAGGTGACACAACAGCCCAGTTACCTGCACCACGACGTGTGCGTTGTGCGATCAGGTTAGCAACACGGTTGATCAGAACAGCTAGAGCAGCATGTTCGTCACCAACGAATGTAGCAGTACCAGAAACAGTAGCTTGGTTGTATGTAAACTCAGTTGTGGCCAACGAACGCAGGCTCAACAGGATCTCTTGGTCAATTTCAGCTGTAATTTCTTGAGCCAAAGCTGCCATGATTTCGGCTTCTACGTCGATACCATGCATTGCTTGTGCGTCTTGAGCAGCTTCAAAAGTCCAACGAGCTTGTAGCTTACGTGTTTTAGCTTCAACAGCTTGCTTGAGGATCTGTACAGAGATTTGACGTCCGCCATTGCCTTCAAGTGTTGCTGTCTGTGCACCAGAATAACCTTGTGCAGCAGTTTGTGTTGTTGCAGCGTTGTCAGCACCACGAGCGCCTGCTGAGTAAGCAACAGCGATCTTGAAAGGTGACAGTGCTTCTTCACCAGCTACAACTGATGTTGCTGCTGCTGTTTGGTCTGTCATTGTGCTGGCATAACGCACACGCAATGTGTGAATTTGGCCAACAGGACCAGTCATTGGCTGAACGCCAACCAACTCGTTAGCGATAACAGTTGGCATGACTCGACGGATAACAGGCAGAATCACACGGTTTAGTGTGGCGATGTTGCCTGATACAGTTGAACCTGCACTTGCGTTTTCTTTTAGGTACTTGCGGGTGTTTTCTAAGATAACGCCCATTGTGTTACGACGGCTACCTTTGAGGCCTTCCATAAGGGCTTCTTTGGTCTCGTCCCAACGGCTTTCTAACAGTTCTTGTGACATTTAAGTCTCCTCTAATTAAAGACCTGCCAGGCGCTTGATGTCGATCACGTTGGAACGGTCTTCTTCTTTTGCGGCCTTGACGGTTTTATCACCAGTTACTTCGCGAACACTTTCAGCAATGACCTTGCGGTTCTTGCTGCTTGCATCGTTCAGCACAGCTGGTAGATACTTCTCGAAAGCGCCTTTCAAACGACTTGTTTGAACGCTTTCTAACAAATTGCGCATTACTTCCTGCTTCTCTT